TCAGGCGCGGCGTCGCCCATGAGGATGCCGGCGATTGTTATCGTTCACCGGTTCGGCGACTCGTCGTCTGGTAAGATCGCGCGCCACTCTTATTCCGACGTACTCGATGCGAATATCAGGATTGTAAACCGTGCGCATTGCCAGGCGCAGATCGATCGGATCGCTGCCCCAAGCGCCGCCTCGAATAATGCCGTTGTGACAATCCGACTCGCGCCAAGCCGATCCATCTGACGGCGCGCCGTTGTAGTTGCCATGCCAACAATCATCGACCCACGTCCAAACATTTCCCGCCATGTCATAGAGGCCCAGGGGGTTCGGAGGATATGAACCGACTGGGCGCGTGCGCTGCAGCGTGCGATTGAAGTTGGCCTGAAACAGATCAATCGAATCGCCGGTGTAATATGGCGTCGTCTTGCCTCCACGCGCAGCGTACTCCCACTCGGCTTCACTGAGCAGCCGATAGGATTGGCCGGTGGCGTGAGTTAGCCAGGCCGCGTACGCGCGCGCATCTGCCTGATCGATGTTGATGACAGGCATGTTGCCCCGCCCGTAGCCGCCATCGTCGGGCCGGTAGCCATTGCAACCGCCCGCGGCGACGCATGCATCCCACTGCGCAAAGGTCACGGCGTACTGGCCGATCGCGAAGCGCGAGATGTTCACCCGATGCGCCGGCGCTTCGTTGGTGTGATGACTAGCGGCGCCGGGGTTCGACCCCATTTCAAAGCGCCCGCTTCCGATAACCATCATCTCCGGACAGGCATTGCAGTCGCGAAAGGTCGCCCCGCTGGAAAGCGCGGAGGCGTCGACGCCGCGCGCCAGTAGGGGTGCAGAAGGCGCACGCCGTGTGGCGCTCCTCTCGGCGTCATCCAAGTGCATCACTGCCGCAATGTGCATCACCTGTGCAACCGCAAACGGTGACAAAGCCAGCACCGCAATAGCCGCAATCACCGCCAGACGCCGATGCTCGGCCTTTGTGCAGGCATCAAGATAAGCGAGCGCCTCGGCGTTGCTCTCCAGATGCTTCTTGTAGTCGCCGACGCGACGCAAGACCTTTGCCGCGGTGAGTCGTCGCCCGCGATGCAGAAGGTCGTCGGCGTTGCGGCCACGCGAATTCCATGATGCCGCTGCGCTTTCCAGACCGCGAAGCGCCTCAAGACGCGAGCGCTCCGGCGCCAGCCATTCCTGGAAGCGCGGCCATTCGCGGAACATCGATTCGTGCGCCACCTCGATGGTCTCGCCGTGTGACGTGACTAGGTACCATCGCTGGAATTGCTCCAGGATCAATCGGTCCTCTGCGTCGAACCGAGACAGAGACGCTACGCGCCGAATGGCCGATCCGCGCTCGTTCAGTTGCGCCAACGCCGGCACGAAGATATGCGCGGCGCGGCGTTCGCGTTCGCTCGCGACCTTTGTTCCGAGGTGGGGGCGATCGTCAGCGGGGTCCATGCCGCGCAACGCGCGCTCGGCAGCGTATTCCATCAAGCCGGTGAGCTTGCCTAGACTTTCATAGTGCTCACGGCGTATTTCACCCATGGCCGCGAAACGCATCCAGAGTTGGCGCATGGCGAAGGCGACGAGCGGCAGAGCGTCGCGATCAGGGGCGTCATCCATCAGTGCCTGGACCAGCTGAGGGTCGATCTCGACACGATAGCGGCTTGCAGGCTCTTCGATTGCGCTTGAAAAACGCCAAATCGGCAGCGTGCGGATGTCGGCCGTGCGCGTTAGAACGCCCTCAAATCGCCTTGATGCGCGCAGCTCCGGGAAGCTGTCGTCGCGAACAGTGAGAGTCAGCGCATAGGGCGGCGGCTCGCCCGCCTTCCACGGCGCACACAATAGCGCGCGAAGATAAGCGCTAAGCGCGTCGCCGCTCTCACCGTCGCATCGCGCCAATTCCTCGCCCTGGTCCATGGCCACCAACACCGTCGCGGTGGCGCGATCTGCCTTGTTCTTGATGGGACCAACAAAAGTCTCGAAAGCGGCGATCAACGCGTGATGAAAGGTCGCATCGTCGCCGCCTCCCGCGTGCGACTCCTTTGCGTCGCGCCAGGCTGACAGGAGGTTGTCGCACAGTACACCGGATGCGAGCGAAATCTTATGCTCCGACGCGGTTCTGGCGATGGCGTTTGCAAAACCATGCAATGGATCAGCACCAGGACGAAAACAACGCAGCACCAGCCACCCGCGCTCGCGGCGCAGCCGGGGCAGCACGCCGGCTTTCAAGAGCGACGACTTGCCTGAGCCCGAAGCGCCCTGAATGGCGTAGGCGCGGCGATCGCCTGTTGCGCGCATTTCCCGCAATTCCTCAATGCAGAGCGAAATCTCTAGGCTGCGTCCAAAGAAAATTGCGGCGTCCGCATCTGTGTCGTCGAAGCTTTCGAGACCGGGGAACGGATCAGGACGACTTTCGGCGTCTGCCTCGAATGCATAGGGATCCAAGCCGACCTTCGCCAACGCGCCGCCAGCACGCAATCCTGCCGTCAATAAGTCTGCCGCGGCAGGGCATCGCGCGAAGTTCAGTTCGCCATCGCGAACGCAGTCCTCGATCGCGACACCGAAGTCCTCCCCCAACACCTGAGCAAAACGCGCCTTCTGAAGCGGCGATTGCGGACCGCGCGGCATCAGCATCAGCGGAATAATGCGTTTGCCCTGATACCAGGCGGCGGAGAATTCGCCGAAGCATTCGTCTGACTCAAGCCAATCCGGCGTCACCAAACAAAGCACAACCCGGCACGCACCTTTGGCGCGGCGCAGACTATCGCGCCATTTGTCGCCGCCGCGAATCTTATCGTGGTCGGCAAACACATCTTCGAATCCATTGGCATGGAGCCATGCTTCGAGCTGTTTCGCGAGCCCGTCGTCCGTACTTCGGTGAGAAAGAAAAATCGCCGCCACCAGAGCTCCCCGGAGAATTCCAGGAACGTTTCATGGGCGCGCCGCCGCCCTCGTCAGCCGCAAGCAGGTGTGTGAGGTAGCCAATTATGCCGCATCGGGCAATGACGTGGCCGCCAAACGCCCGTTGCCTTGCAGGGCGGGCGCCCTTAAGTAGCGCGCTTCCGCCGCGCCGAGCTTTTAGAAGCCCGGCCTGTTGGGGTGTCGCCAAGCGGTAAGGCAGCGGTTTTTGGTACCGCCATTCCTAGGTTCGAATCCTAGCACCCCAGCCAGCCCCATTCGGGCAAAATCCAGTACCAACAGCGTGTCCAACAGTGTCTCAAGTGAGAGTTGGATCACTTTCAATCACTTGGCGCGCATTCCTATCCAGATGGCAGGCATTTTAACTGCCACATCAGCGGTCCCTACCCAGCCGGTTGCGAGGTCTGTTGGCGCCAATGTTGGCGCCGAAAATGACGATACCAACACGGCGGGATTCACATGGCGGGCAAACTCACGCTTCAAAAAATCGACGTGCTGAAAGCGCGCGCGAAACCATTCAAGGTCAGCGATGCGGGCGGGCTCTTCGTGCTCGTGATGCCGAACGGGTCGAAGCTTTGGCGCGTCGCCTATCGCTTCCCGCGCGGGCCGCAGGCGAAGCAGCGCACGCTCACCCTCGGCGCCTATGATCGGGAGGCCAATGGGCTCGTGGAAGCCCGCCACGGTCTCGCCGCCGCCAAGCGCGCATTGAAGGAAGGCCGTGACCCCGGCCGCGTCACGCTCAACGCCGATGGCGCCGAGACGTTCGAGGCGGTCGCCCGGTCATGGCATCGGAAGCACGAAGAGGATTGGGCGCCCAAATACGCCGCGCAGATCATGACCCGGTTAGAGCAGGACGTGTTCCCTGAAATTGGCGGGATGACGCTCGGGACGGTGAAGCGGTCGCACATCCTCGACGCCTTGGCGAAGGTCGAAGGGCGCGGGGCCGTTGAGACCGCGCACCGGCTTAAGGCTTACATCGGCGAGGTCTTCCGCCACTCCGACGATGACTCGATCAGCGACCCCACACCCATGCTGCGCGGCCGTCTCAAGAAGCGGCCGGCGGTCCAGCACCACAAAGCCCTCAAGGCCCGCGAGCTAGGGCCGTTCCTGCTCAAGCTGGACGCAACACCGTGCGACCCCGAAACCCGGCTGGCGATCCTGCTTACGATCCTCACGGCCGCGCGCACGGCCGAAATCATCGGCGCCCGGTGGGAAGAGTTCGAGGATTTGAAATATCCCGCGAAGGCGCTTTGGCGCATCCCCGGCGAGCGGATGAAGAAAAACCGCGAGCATCTGATTCCGCTCAACCGCGAAGCGCTCTCGGTGCTGGCGGCGCTGCATGATCGCACCGGCCATGGCGTGTTCGTTTTCCCATCGAACAGCCGCAGCGGCCACATGAGCAACAATACGATGCTCTACCATCTCTACGACTGCGGCTATCGCAACAAATCGACGATCCACGGATTCAGAGGATCATTCTCGACCATCGCGAACGAGAGCGGCCTTTGGGAAGAAGATTGGATCGAAATGCAGTTGGCGCACGCGGACGACGACAAGGTGCGTGCGGCCTACAACTCCGCGCTCTATCTCCCCAAGAGGCGCGAACTCATGACGTGGTGGGGCGACCAAGTAGAAGGCTTTCGCGAGCGCGAGCGCATGGACGTTCGGATAATGGGGTGAATGCGCGCCCGGTCGCCCGAGCGCGCATCCAAACCTCTAGGCCCGCGCCTTCATCATGCGGCGAAGCAAGTTCACTTCCATCAAGCGGTGAAGATCACTCCAATGCTTGCGCGCCTTCCCGAGCACGTCAGGATGGCGGCCGATCGCATCAATCGCTTTGCGCGTTTCTTCCACCAACTCGGGGCCTACTTCATCCCAAAGCGCCAGCACACCGTTGAAGCCATCGGCCCAGCGGCAAACGTGTTGTTCGGGATCATAGATCACGCAGTTACGGAACGCGCCGAGAATCGGAAACGCCGCACCTTTGGTGAGACGGTACTTGTTTTTCGGTTGGCCGCTGAACACGAAACTAAATTCCTTGATGCGCGCCGGCGCCTCTTCGACGATCAGCAGACGGCCCGCACCGGGATTGACGTGCTTGTTATACAATTCGCGAAAATCATGGCGGATGCGGTCATACAAATTCAGCGTATCCAGCATGAGCGGTTCGATGGCGGCATACTTCCGCAACTTCGTCGGGTTCTTCTTACTGTCCTGGTAGTCGTCGGCATATGCTTGAAGCGGCAGCGACCATTTTTCATAAGCGGAAATCGGGTGACTGCCGCCGTCGTTGGGATAGTCGATGACGTTCATGACCTCCAGCGCAGCAACGAGGTCGCGCACGTCAACATCGCCTTTGTCTGACTCTTTCCACGCAACATCATTCGCCCACGGTTCGTTTTTGATGATCTCGCGCACGCTATCGAAGACGCCGCCCATGGCGAAAATCGATTGATCCTTCACCGCTATGCCGGTGTTCTGACCCTTTGCGATGTCGGCTTTGAGTTGCGGCACCGACGCCTGAGAAATGCCGGTGATGACGCGCACTTCCACAAACTGTTCGGGCGGAACGCTGTTGTCTTCCTGGCACGACTGAATGATGCGCGCCGTGTGCGCCCCGTTTACGATGCCATCCTCATCGCGGATGAAAACCTCAAACGACTTTTTGTCCCGCGCAACCACGTTGTCGGCCAAGATCGTGATGCCGAGGTTCATCAAGTCGAATGAGCCGGGCGTCGCTTCGTTGCCGCGCAAACTCTCCATCACGTCCTTGTAAACGCGGCGGCTCATGCCGACCGGATCGCGCGCGTTCGCGCCGGTGGGAAGGTCCGGCGGCAGTTTGTTGGCTTGGACTAGGAAGGTGTATTTGTTGATCGTGGGAAAGTGAGGGTGCGCAAAAGAACGCGCTTCAGCCACGTCAAATTGATAGGCTTTCGCCTGCATGGTCATTCTCCTGTTCGATGCCGACGAGGCGGCTCGGTTGAAAAAAGCTCCGGCGCCAGATAACGCGAAGCTGACCCCATATAGGGGAAGTTGCAGTTACCGTCAAGTTAACCGGAGCGTGTCTCACGTTGGGCCGTGCGCCGACGCGCGTTAACTTTCTCGCGGTTCGCGCCGTAATACGCGCGCGAACGAACTTTCCTTTTCTCGGGATCAGCGGCGTAACGGTCGCGGTCGGCCTGCCGGTGATAGTCCGGATTCTTCTGTTTCCACTTTCGCTGCGCATCGCGAACGCAATCGGGATTCGCCTTAGCCCATCGAGCTTGTTGCTGGCGATGAAGCTCAAGCTGCCGCGCCTTATATTCAGGGCTCATCTGTCGAAGCGTGGCTGCAATCTCTCGCGCCACCTTGCGCTCGTGCGCGATTCCTTCGGGCAGTTTCCGCCGTCCAACGCGCGCTCGGTCGTAGGCGCGCCCATATTCCTTTGAGCACGCGTCAGAGCAATTCTTGGCGTTGCTGTTCTGCGCGCGAAACGCGGCGCCGCAAGTAACGCATGTGCGCGGGAACCTCATAGCGCCTTCAATCTTAGACGGCGTGCAGCTTGTCCACGACGATACCGAAGTCGTTTGCGTTCCAAAATCGCGACGGGATCGCGGTCCACATTTTCGGCAAAGCGTTCCGGCGGCGTGCCGCGCAGTCGTCGCTGGCGATTGCGATGCAACGACCGATAGTGCTCAACCATGCAATGCGGCGAGCAGTTGCGCGCGTTGCCGTGTTTAGGCGTGAACACCGCGCGGCAATGAAAGCAGGTGCGTGCGAGTTTCGGCGACTTCATCACTCGCGCCTCAACCACGTTGATCGATAAACCCTTTGCGTTGCTGCGCTTGGCAGTTGCCGAAGATCGTTTTCACGCCGTTGCAAATCAATCCGCACGAGGTTTCGAGCGGCGAGCGCATACACGACGCAATCGAGCGCTTCGGCGCGGCGCCCCATGATGCGCTCGAACACACGCACCGGCTGGCCGCGCGAGTGTTTCAACACGCGGCGCTCCGATGTCAGTTGCTCAAACCATTCGGCCGTTAGAGAGTGCGAGAAGCGCCACGACCGGCCGCGCGACAACTGTGTGAGCAGAGTCGCCTTCAACCCATCAACGCCGACGATGAAGAGCTTAGAGCCCTTCGTGTGGCTCGCCTCAATGGCCGGGCGGTTGCCGCTGGCGCCTTTGATCGCCACGACGCGGCGGGCGTAGCGCGGCGCACAAAACGCAAGCACGGCGTCCATGGTCTCACCGTCACCCGCATCGCAAGCCACGGCGTCGAGTCCGATCGATGAACCGAGCGGGTGTTTCCAGCGCGTGCGCAAGGCGTCATCCGCTTCCGCCCATGTGGTTGACTCCTTCGGGTCGCCCCAAATCACCGAGTGACCGAGCACAAACGTTTCGGTTTCGCTGAAACCCACGAAGGTCATTTCCAAACGGTCGCGCTGCACGTCGAGTCCAGCCGTCACGACGCGAACCTCGGTGGGGATGGATTGCAGCCCGAACTCTTCCGCGCGCGATTGCAGCGACGACTCGTCCAATTCTTCGACCATCTCCCGCCAGCCTTGACCCAACACGGTGTTGACGAATGCCTGCAATGTATCGGGCGATCTCTTCGCCGTGAGAAATTCCGTCGCGAGCTTGCCCCATGATGCGTTCGGCAACGTCGATATGAGCGCATTGAGCCGGAAACCGGCATGGCCTTTCACTTCCGGCCGCGTCGCGCGCCAATGACCGCGCGCGACCATCTCCGCCTTGCTCGTCTCTTCAACAAGCGCTTCGCAGTGCGGACAGCGAAAGGCCGCTTTTTCCGGCGCGCCTTCCGGCCATTCAATGTTCGCCCATGTGATCTCGCTCGGCGTTTCGCAGCACGGCGGGACGACCTCGAAAACGCGTTGGTCAGATTGCTGATAAGCGCGGATAACATGCGAGGTCTCCTCGAACACCGGAGTCGAGCCCATAACGATTTTGCGGTCGGTGAAGGTCTGCGTCCGCATCTCGGCGAGCTTGATGGGCGAGCCCTCTGCTGTGGTCTCCATTGCGTCGGCTTCGTCGATAACGAGCACGCGGATGGTGCGGGCGCGGAGATTGCGCGGCGCGCGGGCGGCGACGATGGCAAGCGACCCGCCGGCGAAGCGGCGACTCAAGAGTGTGTTGCGGCCGGTCTCATCCGCCTCGGCGCTGATCTTGCCGCGCAGCACGGGCGTCGCCTCGAACACCGGCTCTAGTTGATCGACGACGAACGCGCGCGCGTCTGACTCGGTCGGCAGGACGCACATGATGGGCGCCGGTTCGTTCGCCACGTAGCTCCCAACCATGCCCACGAGCAGAGTCGAATAACCGACGCGCGCGCTTTTCTGCACCGTCACGCGCTCAATCTCGGGATCGCTGATCGCATCGGCGATTCCCGATTGATGCGGCCAGAGTCGGACACGTCCCGGCTCGGCGCTCGTGCCGACCGGCAAGCGGAGATTCCGTTCGATCCACGGCCCGAGGCTTTCGTGCGCCGGAAAGCGCAACAGCGTGAGCGCTAGGCGACGTTCGGCCGCCAAGCTCTCGCCGTTGGAGATAATCGCCCAGGAAGACCGTGGAGCGGTGTTTGCGGTCGCCGCTCTCTCACCCATCGGACGGCTCCGCATCGTCGCCCAGCGCGTCGAGAGCATCGCGCATCATGGCGTTGAGGTCAGCAACCGCTGACGGCGAGAGCCCATGGCGCGCGCCGAACTTGCTCGGGATGGATTGCAGCGCCGCGCGCACGTCGAGACAGATTGCCGACCACTCGGCGGCGACGGCGGTGCGCTCAACAAGCTCGCCGCGCAGCTTCGCGTTTTTGATCCGCTGACCTTCGGCCTGTTCGAGCACAAGCTGTTGCCGATGGTCCGCGACCGGCCGTCCGCGTTTGCGGGGCGGCGCATCCTCTCCGAACAAATCGGCGTCGCTGCGTTGTCGGCTCATGATGCGCATTCTCGGCGCCAGCCCGCCCGTGTTGAACGGGTCGGCGTGTTGAATCCCATTTTCTTGTAAACGGTGAAACGTTGGGGCTCTGAGACACCCGCGACGCGGCGCCCGAGAAAGAACCTACCTTGCTCAAGACGGCGACCATCAAAACCGGGCATCCGGACGGACAACCGGACACCCCTAAAGGGGTGTGTCCGTCCGTCCGCCCCGACCGAATGCCAAGCGGACAGGCGGACGGACAAGCGGACAAGCTGTCCGTCCGGTTTTTTGGCCGTCATCATGCCAACTCCAATTCGCCGGCAGCACGACGAAACGCGCGCCCCCATGAGTCCGAGTTGGTCAGGTCATCGCGCCAACCGATGCGGCGAAGTTCGGCGCGCAGCGCACGCCGCGTCACCGCCAATTCGGCGCGGCCCTTCAACCGCTCAAAGGCCGTCACGACCACGGCGTCGCCATCATCGGCCGCTGTCTCCGTGCCCTCGCTGGCGTCGTGATCCTCGAACCATTCGCCCTCAAGCTTAACCACCGCCGACACGACCGACTTTCCGCGCGCGTCCACGATGTCGGTGCGACGCGGTTCGAGCATGAAGCGCAAAACCTCACCGTCGCGGCCGTGTCGATTCTCTTCGATAGCGGCCATGCGCTGCTCGCCGGTGCGGGTCAGCTTCAACACGAGGTCGGGCGCGCCGATTAGGGCGTTGCTGCCCCGCATGGCGCCGGTCTTGTTGGCGTGGTGAGCGAACATCACATGAGCACCAGCCCGGCAGATGGAGTCGGCGGCGCGGATAGCCTTGCCCATGTCGGTGGCGCTGTTCTCATCCGCGTCGGGGATGGCGCGGGACAACGTATCGATGATGACGAGTCCAACCTGCCGCTTGCGCACATAGCGGATGATCTTTTTCACATCCTTCGCGCTCGTGAGGTTCCACGGCTTCGGGTAGAACGTCAGCGGGCACGTCGCCTTGTTTTCGATCTCCCATGCGCGCACGCGGTCAATGATCGTCCCGCGACCTTCCAGCGGGATCACGAGCACATTGCGCGCGTCGCATTGACGACCGGCCCATGAGTGACCGAGTCCAACCGCGCACGCCATGTCGAGGATGAGGAAGCTTTTGCCGACCTTCGGCGCGCCGTAAACGACGCTCATCTGTTGTTCGTAAAGCAGACCCTCTAGGAAATCGAACGGGCGTTGAAGCTCGGCGAGTTCGGCCGCGCTCAAGAAGTCGGACTCGTCGAGTGAGTTGGAGTCACCGCCATCGTCGAACGATTGGAATTTGTCGGCCAGCGACGCCTTGGCAACCTGCTCGCCAGCGCGCTCCCAATCGTGCTCACCTTTGGTCGCTTCACCGCGTCGCTCGCTCGCATATTCCAAAACCTCGGCGTCCAGCCGGTCTAGATGCTCTTCGTAGGTCAGCCCGTCGCGAATGGCGTAGAGCGCTTCGCGGAAGTGACGGCCGCTGCGTGACTCATCTCGCTCGGGCATGGTCGATTGATCCGGGCGCGGCAATTCCACCTTATCGGCAAACTTGCCCTCAATGAGCAGCACGCGCGGCTTGAAGTCGCCAACGCCGCCGAACAGAAACGACGTGGAGGCGCCCCGGCTCGATTTCATGTCGAGGCCGGGCACGAGCGCGCCCATCTGCTCTACGATCTCCAAACGCTCGCGTGAGGTAAGCTCGCAAGAAAACGGGAAGAGCGCACGCCAACGGTTCGGCTTTGTCGCGGCGGATGGCGAGTCGTAGAGCACGCAAGCGAGCTTGTGGCGTTTGAAGAGCGCCGCCGCGTCGTCAATCGACAATGGGCCGCCGTCGCAATCGATCTCGAACCCCGAGTGGTTGACGATGTTGGCGTCGTGGCGAAGGCAATTCTTCTCGGTGCGCCGGTCGCCGAACCGCGCAAGCTTGAGCCACGGCAAGCCCATCTTCGAGTCCGCATGCTTTTCCGGGATGAAGTCGGCCAACGCGCGCAGCGAAAGGCTCTTGGTCTCCTTCAATTGCGCGCTCTCACTCGAAAAGAACGTGACGCACAATTCGGCGTCGAGCGGTTTCATCGCCGCAACTCTTTGTCTGCGCCCGCACCGCGCGACCATCGCGGCGCGAAGTGTTCGACGCTTTCCATCGGCTCGCCGCACGTCGCCCATAGCGACGCCATCGTGTGCGCGTCGTTGTCGCTCGGCACTTCGTTCCAGATCACCGACAAGTGGCCCTTGTGATCGTGAACGCGTGAGACCTTTGCGGCCGTCTCGGGCCATGCAGCCACGGCCGCGCGCGCGAGCCTGCGAAGGCGATCAATGCGAAACGCGGATTCGCCAGTGTCCTCGGTGAGAAGAATCCAGGACTCAGATTCCGGTTGACCGGCTGCGGGCTGATTTGGACTGTCACTCATAGCTGCGGCCCTCCACGGCCGTACGTTAGGGGCGGGATTGCCCCGATATTCCGGCCGCCAGCGTTTTCCCCTCGCGTTGGCGGCCGTTTCTTTTCACGCGATAAGCCGAAGCCTCCGCGCCCATGCCTTCACTGCGGCGGGGTCTGTTCTGTCTGTGCCGGCGATCTCCGCGAACACGAGTTCACCGCGTCGGCGCGCGCTCAGGATCGTTTGAGGGCTAACGCCGACAAGTTGCGCGGCCTCGGGTCCCGTCACCCAATCGCTTTGATGCGTTGCGCTCGTGGCGCGTGCGCGTGCTTCCGCATACGCTGCGGCGCCATCGTTCGAGGGATGATGTCTGTGTCCCATGCATCGAGTGTTTGACGTGAGATTTTGAAAACAAAACCTCTGTTCCCAACTGCGCGAAGAATGAGTCCGTGGGGTCTAGACCATCTTCGCGCAGCTAGGGATATTTCACCAAGATCAGACGAGTTGAACCGGCGCGCCGAGTCGAACGCGCACCGTCGCCGCACCATTGCCGGCCGCCGCGATGGCGACGCCGATCAGTGCTTCGTTCGTGCCCGCGCTGTTGGAGTCTTCATCGTTGCCGCTGCGCGCGGTTTTGGTGTCAGCGTCCCAATAGACGGGCGCGCCGACCGTGAAGACGGCCGTGGCGGCTTTGGCGAGGTCGAATACGCCGACCGTGGCGAGGTCGAGGTCAGCGCCGTTCGCGGCGTCACCGCACGCCACGCCAAAGAGTTGGCCGATGAGCACGCCTTGGCCGCTCGTGGTGTCGGCGGGGGCCGCGACGGTCACGTTGTGACCGGGTTGAACGTAATTTTTCATTTCAGTCTCCAAATTTGGAAGTGTTGAAGCGGATGACGTTCGGCGCCGCGGACGGCATTGCTGCGATCCGCGACTCCACGTCGGCGAGCGCCCGCGCCAATTCCGCGTCGGAGCGATATTCGACCTCTTCGCCCGAACTATCGCGAACGCGGCGAGTGCCGGACGCGCGGGCGCGCACAAGTGCGGCCTGCATGTCCTGCAACTCGGTTAGGGTGAGCGCGGCCATCGGTTAGATGCCGGCCGAGTTCGAGTCGGAGTGGCCGCCGAAGCGATACCAGCCGCGCCAATCGTTCGGCCCGACCCCCGCGTCGAGAGTGACGCGGAACTCGCGGCCCAAGACCTCGAAGCCATCGCGGCTCGCAATCTGCGGACCTTCGTTGCCAGCGAGGCCACCGAGCAAGAGCGCGGCGAGCTTGGAGTCGGCGATATACCAATCCCAAGGGCTGATCGCTTCAAGTCGCGGCTCGCACACGACGGACAGCTTGAACGGCTGCGTGTCTTGGAACGTGGTCGGTTGGAACGTCGCCACGAATTGCTCAGCGGCGGTCAACTGCGACGGGGCCACAATGAGCGTGTCGGGCGTCACGCGAATGAGCGTCGCGCCGTCCACGCCCGTTTGCGTGAGCATCGCCACGCGCGCAGCGGACACCGAGTCGACGCCGATAGCTTGGCCGGTCGAGTCGAGATTGCCGTGATCCGCATGGAAGAGCCGCACCGTGTCGCCCATGGTCGGCCCAGCGCCGCTCGATTGAGTGAGCGCCGTCACGATCAAATCAGCGACGGTTTGAGCCGCAGCTTGCCCCGCAGCGTTCGCGAAGTCGGAAAGTGCGTTCAAATCGTCATTGATGAGCGCTTTGCGCGAGAGCGAGAAGATGGCGCCGTAAGTGTCGAGTGACCACGACTCCTTCGCTTCGCCGCGCGTCACGCTCTTGATCTCGCCAGACTCCGTCACCTTGCCCAGCTTCGGCAATTCGCCGATTTGCAGCATGGATTGCGTGCGGAAGTCCGACGCCGTGGCTTTGCGGCACATCGCCACGAGCGGCGAGGATGCCGCCTCATATGCGGGTTTCAGCAAACGCGCGCCGACGCCGGTGAGCAATTCCGGGAAGTCGCTGACCGTGTGCATGGCGCGGGTCAGGATTTCCTCGGTGTTCAAGCCGCGCGTGCGATGGCCCGCCGCTTCGAGCATGTCGCGGGCATGATCTACCAGCGAGAGCGCCGTGAATTGCCGGGCTTGGTCGGACGGCTTGCCGCCGCCAACGCGAACGGCGAGCCCTTCAATTCGGGCGTCGCGCGTGGCGGCCGGGTCTTCATGCGATTGCACAATGCGGACACGCGGCGCCGATTGCGTGCGCGCCGTCATGATCTCATAAGCGGCGGCGCGGGCCTGTTCTTCGGTTGCGTCGGCGTCAATGAGTTCATCGGCTTGTTCGCTCGTGCCGCCCGCGCGCTTGATGATGTCGCGGATTGCCGCGCGGGTTTGTGCGACGGTGTTGTCGTTGGTCGCCGTGGTGTCTTCCACGTCTTCAACGGGCGCCGGATTGGCGCCGGCAGGCTTCTTTTTCATAGGATCGCTCCTAACGACGGCGCCGGCGTCGGCGCCAATGGGGACGAACGAAAGCTCGTGGGGAGTCCACGCCAGCGCCGTTCGCACGCGCTGACCTTTGGAGTCGGTGGAGTCAGCCCATCGCGTCACGCGATAGCCGATGGAAACGGAACGAAGGATTCCGTCCTTAATGTCTTGAACGGTGCCCGCCGCGTCATCGCGAGCGGTGAGCTTCACGAGCGCGCGCAATTCGCCATCTTTGACGAAAGCTCTTTGCACGACGCCCAGCACGGCCCGCGTCGAACCTTGGTTATGCGCATCGAGCACCGGGGCGCCGACGAACGCGCGAAGGTTGGCGTTAGCGACGGGCAAGCGTTCGACGTAACCGCCGCGCTGCACATCGGCGCCAGTGCTGGCGATAACCTCGACGGTGTTGGCGTCGGCGTCGAACGTGGAAGGCGCGAGCGTGGCCGCGCGCAAAGCGAGCTTAGTCATTGGAATCCTCTTCGGCAGTGTTTGAATCTTCGGTGTCGGATTGCTGCGCGAGTGGGTCCGCCTCGATGTCAGCGTCCACCCGTTCAATGCTTTCGCCGCGCGCCGCGATGGCCTCTTTGCGGCTCATAAGCTTCGCGTTGAGTGCGGCAACGGTGGCTTGAATCTGTTTGAGCGGGTCCGCCTCCGGCATGGCCGGGAAGCGCCATTCGGGCAGCGCTGCATCTGCGTCCGCGCCATTGCGCAAGGTCTCGGTCAGCCGCCAACGTTTCCAGATCGGCGCGAGCAGTTGGGGCACGATGATGTTGTATTGGATCGCCTCAAGCGTCGCCTTGAAGGTGATGAGTGCAGCGCGCAGCGAAGAGTAATTGGCACGCGAAACGTTCGCGGACACCATGAACGCCGGGACGCCAAGCCCTGCCGCGATCTCTTCAACAACGGCGATGCTGTATTCGACGCTTTGTTGGGCCTGCGTCGGTTGATTGAACTTGATGTCAACGCCCGGCGGCAAGCGGCGAACGATTCCGGGCTCTAGCGATACATTGAGCGCATCGCCATCCTTCTCGCCGTCGAACGGAAGCGACGCCGAACCGTTGGCGTCAGTGAGGAATCCCGCGTGCATCGCGGCGACTTGGAATCCCTTCAACAGTGCGTCGGAAAGAAGGTTGGCGTCGGCAAGCTTGAGCAGGATCGGCGCGAGCCACGACACGCCGCGAATCTGCCCAATGCCGTCAAGGCGAGAGAGATGCAGCACGTCGGCCGCGTCAACGCGCACCGGCGGCGCGTAGGTCTCGAATTGCTGCGTCGGAATGAACGGGCGAATCCAATACGCCACGCGCTCCCCCGACGCGTTGAACTCCACACCGGCCGCGATGTAGCCGCCGTTCGCGAGTTCGGCGGATTTGCTCTCATCCAACTGTTCGGCTGGGTAGAGTTGAAGCTTGAGACCGTCCGCACGCTGGCGGAACACCACGAGGCATTCCCCGTCCACGATCATCGCGCGCACGGCAAGCGCCACCAGACCGCCGAAGTCCGTCCGGCCGTCCGCGTCGCACTCATTCCAAAACTGCTCGGTGAAGGCGTCGGCGTCGGGATGCGCGGGGAGCGGGCCGCAGCCGACGCCATAGGTTACAAGCGCATTCACGCCCGCCGTAGCGTGGGCATCGTTGGCGACGTAGTAGCGGGCCTTCGCTCGAACCTGCGGCGCCGCCGCTATGGTCTCGGTGGTGGTCCGGCCCATGCGGGCTTCGCGCGGGAAGCGCTGCCACGATCCGGCGTCGTAGCCGCGCACCAATCGGCCGCCCGAGAAGGCGCCGATGGCGTCGGTGAGCCGCCGCGCGAGCGACCGCCGATGTTGCCGTGACACCAT